CTACCAAGGCACCAAATACGACGCCTAGGAAGCCCGTGGCGGCGTTTTCTTCCGAAGTCTGACTACTACTGCCAACCCGACCCCAAGACAGCCTACGCCCAAAGCCCAGCCCAAGTCCCGGCAGGACTGGAGGGCGAGGGTGGCGGTGGACATATTCCGCTCCAAGTCCTTGGAGTCCGACTTCAGCCCCCCGTCGGTGACCAGCATGACGAGGGCGTCCGTGTTCTGGAGCTGGTCTAGGACATAGCCGGCAATCCAAGCCGACATGGCGGCGGCTAGGCCGGCGGCGACGACCAGGCCGATGACGGCGAAGAGCAGGTTGCTCTCACTTCCGTCGCTTGGTGGTAGGTCTTTTTTTGCCATCGGCTTTTTTGGTTACCTTGGCGACCTCGGCCTCGCCCTTGGCCTTGATGTACTTCATCAGGTAGTCTAGGCATTCTGGCGCGGCATAGCCGCTGGCACCGACGACGGCCATCCGCAGCCCCGGGCTGGAAATGTGGTCTTGGATGCCGTAGCCGACCAAGGCGGCGGTGATTGCAGCGGCGAGGACACGTCGGACGACCCAGCCGGGGGACACAGGCTCGGTTGAGAGGAGCAGACGTGCCACCATGGCTAGGCCACCTAGGACGCCTGCCACGACGCCGTCTTTGACCTCCCTAGGGATGTCGTCGGGATTGAGGGGTGCCGCGCTCACGAAATGCGGGGGGGCTTGGCGTTAGGGGCGAGCAGGACACGGCGGTAGTCCTGATCCCAAAGGACGGCGGCGAGGTCTTTGCCGGCACGGTCGACTTGGGCTTCCGAGAGTTCGGGAAAGGTCAGGTGAATCTGCTCATGGCACAAGACCTCCAACTGCCGCTTGGCCCCGAGGCGGGGGTCGATTTCAATCAGCCCTTCGCCGATGGTAGCCTGACCCCATGCTCGCTGGCGACCGAGCTTGACCCACTTGACCTTACTCTTTTGGCGGCGTCTGGTCATTGTCGTTGGAGCGTACGGAATCCCGTACCTTATCGGCGAGCCACCAAAGTCCTAGGCCGGCGGCGATGATCAGGGTGGCACCGGCAATGTACTCAAAATATGGACTGTCGATTATGAACGGCACCGAGCCGCAGAACGCCCCGCATAGCAGGAGGGGGATGCCGATGCGAGGGCCAAGGAAGGCGGTGGTCAACGCACCGATGGCGGCGAGTCCCGCGCCGACGAGCGTCCACGTCTGGGACATGGCGTCCTTCTTGACCCGTTCGATTTCCTTCTGGAGTTCGGCGATGCGGGCGTCCTTCATGCCGGAGACTCTCTTGGCTTCCGCCTGGTCGGCTTCCAGTTTCTCCCACGCCTTGTTGACGGCGGTGGCGAGCTGGCGACCGAAGGCCATCTGCTTGGCGTAGTCGATTTCGCTTCCCTTGGCTGCGCGAGCGACGGCGAAGGCGACGTCGGCCTCTGGGGGAGGGGGGAGGTAGGACTGGGCTAGGCGGGACTCGGCGACGACCACCTTGGGCTTGTCGGCGTTACGCTCGATGGCGACGAGGGCGGCACCGACCCGGTGATCCGTCTTGTCGAGGTCTTTGCCGAGGGTCTGGACGACGTCCGGCTTGGTCGGCGCGTCCGGCTGCTTGGGCAGCGGGGCGTCGACGGGCTTGGAGGACTTGCAACCAGCCAGAGCCGCCAAGGCGATGACCAGAAGCACCCGCATGGTCTTATCGACCCTTGAGGGCGTCGAGAGCGGCCTTGCCCTTGGCTTCCAGTTCGGACGCCTTGGAGCCATGCTTACGCATGACGAGGACGCCCGTGATGAGGCCAGCGAGGAAGGAGAGGATGGCGAGGATCATACGGTGAGGCAGTTGTAAGAGGTGTCGTCGGTGCTGTTGTAGATGCTTACGACCGTGCATTGAACCCATGCTCCGTCCTTGCGGACGTAGTAGTTTCCGTCCGAAGGGGCGTCAGCCATTGCTGCGGTAATCTGTACGGTGTTATCTGCGAACCTAACCCCGTAAGAACTGATACCAACGGAAACTAAACTCAAAGAGTCCTCTACGAAAATTTGGTTAGGACCAATGACAGCCCTTCCGGCAGGGTTTTCCAAACTTGCCTCGTTGTTAGGAGAAAAGTAAATGAAAGGAGCAGCAGCCGTCGTCTGGACGGTGTCGTCTTCGAACTGAATGCCATTTGAGTCAACCTTCAGAGCGGCAATTGCAGCCGGTTCTACCCCAATGCCTACCTTGCCGAACTGATTGATGACAAATCGGGTAGAGTCTGGGCTTGTGTCATCTTCGATACGGATGGCGTCGCCCGTTCCCTTCTGCGTCACGCGCAGGGCGGTGGTCGCCGAGGTCGTGTCGATGATCTGCGGAGCGGAGAAGGTGTTCGTATTGCTGGTGTTGACCAGAATACGCCACGACCCCGTTCCGTCTCGGAAGTTGAGGTTCGTGCCGCCCGTGGAAATCCAGAGGTCGCCGTTCGTCGTCGAAGACGTGCTGGTTCCGCCGATGCCGACGTTCAGGCCAGACGCGCCGCCTACCGAAGTGAAGTTTACCTTGCCCGTGAAAGTGCCGCCTGCGAGGTTAGCCTTGGCGTTCAAGGCACCGGCCAAGTCGGCCTGATTGCCAAGCACCCCTGTGATCGAACCCCAGGCGACGGAGGCCGCTGGGACGGTGCCGCCGACGTTGACAACCCAAGAGGAGTAAGTCCCAGAGCCGGTATGGCTGCGGACATCGACTTCCATGACGCCGTTTCCCGAGTTGTAGGACAGCACGACGCCGTGCATATGGTTGGCGGAGTTGAACGAGATGACGACGTCCTGCTGCGAGGTGTAGGACAGACCCGTGCCGACCGTCAGCGTCTTGTTGCCGTTGTTGATCGTCAGCGTCGTCGTCGAGCTGGTCAGGTAACGGTCACCCGGAATCAGCGTCTGCCAAGAGTCGTCCCAGTTCGTGCTGCTGTTCTTCGTCAGCACCTGACCGACGGTGCCGCCGGTCGGAAGGCCAGCGGCGAGGGGAGCGTAGCGTCCGTCGGCGATGCTCTGGGTGAACGCCGTGACCATGCTGGTTCCGTCCGTGAAGGTGATGCCCGTCGACGGCTGGATGGAGATGCTGCCGAACGTGCTATGCGTAATCGACATGGACGTCGAGCCGTACTGTGCGACGTTGGCACCCGAACCCTGTGCCGTAATGCCGACGAAGGTCGGGGAGTCGAGCGAGCCTAGCCCGAGGTTCGTGCGCGACGTGGCAAGGTTGGCCAGACCAGACAGGTTGCCGGCCTTGGTCAGGTAAGCGGACATACCAGACAGGGGCTGGTAAGTGGCCGCAGCCGAGCTGATGGTCAGGTACGGGGTCAGCGCGGAGGAGGTAAGGAATCCGCTGGGGTTACCCGTGAGGGGGTAGAAGCCAGCCGTCACCCAAGACTCGGTGGCGTAGCCGGATAATGCTGCCGCCGTGATAAAACCTGCTGGGTTGCTCGTCGAATACTTGCCGTCCAAGGCGGACTGAAGGTCTACCTGTGCGGAAAGGGTGCCAGTAATTCCGCCCCAGACAGCGTATTCATCCTGCGGGGTAATCCATTGCGTATTATAATTCACCCCATCGACCTTCGCCAGAACCTGACCAGCCGTGCCGCCTACGGGAACTCCCTGCCCCGGAACGCCTGGAATACCCTGCGGACCTTGGGGGCCGGTCGGGCCGGCGGGGCCAGCGAACTGGACTTCAAAGGCGGCTTGGTCGTTGATGCTGATCGTGAAGGACATCAGGTAGAGACTTTGTTAGGGGTGACGTTGGGCAGAATCTCCAGGCGGACGGTGGCCGAATAGAAGACCTCCGTGGTATTCTGGTAGAACTGGATATCCCAGTAGGCCGTGCCGGGGTGCCATTCCTGCGTCTGGTTGGACGAAACGGTGAAGGTCGTGGGGCTGGTGATGGCCACGTCGAGGTAGTGGAGCTTGTTGCGGGAGTCGCGCAGCGCGGTGACGATGGTCACCCCGGTCAGGTCGGCAGGCCAGCCAGGCTCGGTGGCATAGGTTCCGGCACCGTTGAAGGTTACCCCCTGCTTGAACTGATGATTGGTGCAAGACATGGTTTGCCGTTTGGGTTTAGCCGTATGTCAATAGACCCCTAGGGGGGGGTCAATAGGGCAGGAAATCGTAGACCTCTAGGATCAATTCAGACGGGGGGTCGATTGCTTGTCCGAACCCGAATGGCCCTTCAAATGCTTCTTGAGTGATAGTAATCGTCTGGAGCTGGTTGTCTAGGACTGCCGTATTGCCAAGAATTGTCTCTTCGTCTTCGACGACAAAGATGCGCGAGCCTCGGCTACCGAACCTGAACCAGACATACTGATTTCCGTCTACCGTGGTGGTCACAAACAGATACCCGAAAGTACCCCACAAAGGCCCACGGTCACAACGGAAGTAAGTGTTCTCTGCGGTCATAAAGCCCGGAGAGTCGAACTCGATGTTGTGCTGACCGCCTTCGTAACCAGTCTGGTAGTTCCCCAGAGGGGAGCGAAGCCAAGCCCATGTGCTGACTACGCCCGTGGAGTCCTGACCGATGATTACTCCCATTAGATTCGGGCGTAGTAGTAACGGGCGGTCTGGTCGCCAACCTTGATGCGGTCGCCCCACAGCGAGCCGGTGACGTACTGGTCGACGGCGAACTTGTCGCCAGGCAGCTTGGTGACCTTGGCGAGGACGACGTAGGCCAGTTGGTCGGTGTCTGCCGGCGGCTCGTTGTCCAGCGTGTAGATGCGCGGATACGGGTCGTTCTCCGGGGGGCTTCCGGGCGTCTGCTGCGGGAAGACGTTCGTCGACGGGTCGGGGCCGACGCGCAGGACGATCCAAGACTGCGTACCGGCCTCCAAGTTGATCTGCGGTTGCGGGATGGCGTCCATGTACACCCAAGACTCCGACACGTTGTCGAAGATGAGGGGCATGAGGTTGTTGATGGTTCCGGGGCAGATGTTGTAAACGGCGTACGGAGCGCCCTCCGTGGGGGTGATGTACTTGGTGTCCTTGACCTTGAAGGGGAAGCAGGCGTCTGCGTCGTCGTCCTGATTCGCGCAGCTCGCCGGGATGAGGTAGGAGTAGTTGTAGGAAGTCCAGTCGGCGGGGCCGATGAACTCCTGATACCAGTCGTCGTTAGCGGCCACCAGTTCCTCCATGTCCGAGAGCTGGTTTGAATTGACGATATCCGCCCACGCCTGGGGCGTCGTGTTCTTGTTCAGATTGTACGGGTCGTTAGCCTCGTTCAGGTCGTCCTGATTGCAAAGGGTCGTGCCGTTGAACAGGCACGGAATCTGGAGATCGATAGGGCCGACGATGTGCTGGTCTATGGTCAGCGCGACGGCGTCGCTGCCGACGACGGTCGAGGCCGTCACGATGCCGATCAGCTTGACCGAGTAGCCCCACTTGACCGGGTTGAACCAAGTCGTGTGGCAGTTGCCCCAGTCGCCCGAAAGGCCGGTCGACGTGGCGTCGTAGCCTGACATCTTGTGGACGTTCGTCTTGTTGACGTACTCCGACGGGCCAGTCTCCGAGAAGATGGTATCCTCGATGGAGTCGCCGGACTTGAAGATGGAAATCCACGGAGCCTCGGCATTGAGCAGTTCGGACTCCGTGTCGTCGTTCGACTGGTTGATGTCGAACTTGCTGATCGTGACGTAGTAGGTTCCGGGGGAGGTGATGTTGTAGTAACCGTTGCCCTCCATCCAGATGGTCGAGTCGTTTTGACCGGACGTAGCCGTGATGCCCGTCCCGAAGACGGCGGTCTTGGTGATCCATCCCTGACGCTGGTCGGAATGGCCACCGAGCCTGACCCGTGGCATATTGCTCTGGGTGAAGTTGACCGTCCCCTTGGCGAGCTTGAGTTTCTGGACGAACACTCCGGGCGTGACCTCGATGCTGGCGACCTCCAACTGGAACTGCTGGTAGAACGTAGCCGCCGCGCCGCCACCCTCCTGCTGATAGACCTGCTGCGGAACGCCCATCGCCGTTCCACCAGTACCAGAAAGGAACTGGATGTCATTGGACATCATCGGTCGGTTCTTGTCCACCGAGCCGGCGAGTTTGTTCAGCGCGGAGGCCGAGATGGGCTGTCCTGCGGCGAATGAGCCGTCAAGCGAACCGCTGTTGAATCCAGAGATGGAACGCATCAGAAGCCTTCAATCCGAGGGTAGATATCCTTATCCCAGCCGGAGATGCCAGAGAGCATGAGGTCAGCCGTGACCTTCCAGATGCCGCCGAACTGCTCGACCGAGCAGGAGGTGATCAGGAAGCCTCGGTTGATTTTGGCAAGGAACTGCGGAATGTAAATAAACGAGCCGCCGTACATCCCAGTCGCCAGTCCTTTGTAAGATTCAGGGAGTTGGTAAAGATTGCCGTTCGTATTCCATCCGACATAAGAAGCGAAGCCAACGGCGGTCGTCTCGTTGTTCACATAGAACAGGCAGCGCAGGGTGTTGGACGGCTTGTAGTAGTTCTTGATGCCTGCCTTGATGTTGATGTTGTTCGGAAATTCCGATGCGTTCTGGTTAGGCAGGAATCCGACGAACTGTTGGCCTTGGGTCGCACCGTTGTTGGCCACCTTCGGCGTCCAGAGTGCGCGGTTGGGGTTTTTGGTAACGTCTTCTTCCCATCCTCCGACAGGGGGGAATCCTGCGAGTTTATTAGAAAGAACAGGTGTGCCGGTGGGGCATAGGACGTCGAGGAAGTTGGGATGGTGTTCGATAGGCTCGGATGCCGTCGCACCAGACATGACGACCTGCGTGATCGTCTTCGCGCCGCTATTGACGTTGGGGTCGATGCCGCAGAAGTCGGCTGTGACCGTGACTACTTCAGCCTTTTCGTAGACGTAGTTAGCCTTCCAAATCTTGAGCTGTGCAAGGTTGCTTGGAGTGATTGGGCCAAGCAGACTTTGCAGGGTCGTACCCTTTGCGAACTTCGTGGTGAAAGTTGGGATTTGGCTGGCAGTCCACTTGAACTTAATCTGTGCCTGGAGCAGCCCGAAGCCGTCGGCCTCGACCTGCCACCCGGGTTGAGCGATAGGTTCAATGAGATTAGAACCGTATCTGATTAGAGATGGGGAAGCCATTATCGTGTAAGTTCGTCAGGGGTGCGGGGCGGAGGGGTGTCCTTCGGCCTGGTGTGTTCGGCGGTGGCCTCGGTGGCCGTTGCAATCCGTTCAAGAGGGGAGAAGGCCACGGCTCCGAAGATGTCGCCGCCGGCCATCTGCTGCATCTGGGAAGCCGCGCCGGCTTCGGACATACCGAAGGGAGAAAGGACTTTGCCTTTTCCCTTGAGCTGCTTTTCAAGTTCTTTCCTAGCCTCATCCCTCTCGTCTTCATCGTAATAACGCTCAAGGACGAAATCGATGATTTCCTTGTTCGTCATGTGCTTGGGAGCGTTTTCAATGACACGCTTTGCCTTGTCTTCTTTAGACTCAAAAGGATTCCAGAAACCTTTAGAAAAAATGTTTTTTACATCAGACTGAAGTTTTTCGATTTCCTCTAGAAAAGTACCAACAAGATTAATCAGGATATTCTTACCAGTCTGATACCAGTTGCTCAAATCTTGACCAGTTCTGCCCAATGCACCTGCTGCTTCGTCTCTTACCTTAATGTAAGGTTTCGCAGCCTCTTCGACCGCCTTCGATCCAGACTTGATGATCGGGAGAAGTTCCTTGAACGAGTCGCCGAACATCTTCGTGCCGTAGTAAAGCAGCGTGGCTTCGTCCGTGCCGGCGGCGTAGGCGTCGGCCAAGGCCATCATCGCCTTCTGGTGATTGAAGGTACCGCTTGCCACCTCGTCCATCCCGATGCCCATCTTGGCTAGGATATTGGTCAGCTCGCCGCCCTTGATTCGGACTTCGCCCATGCGGCGCGTGAACTCCGTGAATGATCCGGCAATAGACTGAAGGCTTACACCGAAGGCCGAAGCAAAGCCTTCCATGTTGCTCAATTCCTGAATAGAAAGACCAGTCTGAATGGACAGTCGACGAAGATTCTGGGCATAGTCTGCCAGTTCCTTGATTTTTCCGATGACCGCAGTAATAGCACCTCCGAAGGCGTCTAAAAAAGCACCGATCATCCCGCCGATAGGGCCACCTAGAAGGCTTCCTACGCCCTGTGCGGTGCCGAGTTGATTAGCGGTGGCCTGAAACGGATTCTTACCCGCCTGGACTGCACCAGAAAGACCCCCCAACGTCTTGCCGGCGTTGGCGAGTCCTTTCTCCAGCTCGCTCTGGTCTAGTCCGATTGTTACAGATAGGTCGGCCATCGGTGTCAGGGTAGGTTGTTCGCCTTTTTGTAGGCTTCAATACGGGCGTCGAAATTCTCTAAATCTTTCTCTTCCTCGGTGGAAAGGATTTCCAGCTTGGCCCCGTTGTAGATCGCGCTGGCGACGGACATCCAGACGGCCTCGCCCTCCGGCATCGTCCAGGCTTCCTCCAGGCTGACGCCGTTGCGGCAGAGGTTGGCCACGCATTGGAGCGGGAACGGGATTGGGTCGTACTTCTTCACGCCCTCCTTTTCTTCCTTCTTCCAGAACTTGGGGTAGGACAGGGAGACTTTGATGCATCCGAGGATCGTACCCACGCAGTGCGAATAGTACTTCTTGCTCATCGTCATCCGTGCGACGTACAACTTCTCGATGTAGGACAGGGGACGGGCCATCTCCTCCTTGTCGTAGGTCGATAGAATCCGCGCTGCCATGACGACCTGCACGGGGTCGAACTTGTACTTCTCCGGGTCGAGGAACGGAGACTGGATGGCCTCCAGCGCGACCCGGTGACGGAGGCAGAAAGGACGAAGCGTCCTGCCGCACACCTTGTTCTGGCGGGGCAGGACGGTCGTAGCCTGTAGGTATCGAGCATCCATCTTGGATGCCGCCCTATTAGGCGATCTCTTGGTACTTGACGCCCTTGATGGTGACCTTGCGGAAGTCCTTGTTCGTACCCTTGTCTTCAAGGGACTTCAGAATCCATTGAATACCGAGGTAGGTGAACTGGGTGCCGATTTCCGGGGTTTCGCCAGTCTTCAGGACGCCCTCAAGGGTGATTTCCTGAAAGAGGTCGTCCAGGCGGTCGGTGATGACACGGCCTTCTTCGTCCATGACTTCGACGTCGATCTTGAAGCTCTGGGAGAGAGAGTCGGACT